CTTGTGCAACAATGGCCTTAAAAAGAGGAATGCCTATAGAACAAGTTAGTAAAATGCTTGGACATGAAAAAATATCTACTACACAAATATACTTAGATCTAAATGAAAGGGATTTGGAATTAGCACATGAAAAGTATGTTGTGTAATGAAAGGTAATAAATATGAAAGACGAGTTGATATCTAAGATAGTCATGGAGTTGGCGGCAGATGTTGATATAGATGCTGGAGATCTTAAATCTAAGCTATATATGATTATGCACGGATATAGTATCAAGCTTGAAAATACAGACTTAGTTATAAGAGAAGAGAACAAAAATGAATGGTATTTTAAAAAATTTATAATTACAAAGACTGTGCAAGGATTATCTGAAAAGACATTGGCACAATATTCTTGTGAAATACCAAAAATGTTAAGTGCAATAGGAAAACCTGCAGAAGACGTAAAATCTGATGATATTTTGTATTACCTTGCTATAAGAGAACATAAAGATAAGGTATCTAAAGTAACTGTATCAAACAATCTTAGATATTTAAGAACATTTTTCGAGTTTTTAACAGTTGAAGGAATAATACCAACTAATCCGGTAAGGAGAATAGGCACTATCAAAGTAGCAAAAAAACAGAAAAAAGCTTTTACAGATGTTGAAGTGCTTAAATTAAGGCAAGGATGTAAGACAGTAAAAGAAAAGCTTATTGTTGATATGCTGCTTAGCACCGGATGTAGAGTTTCAGAACTTGTATCTATAAAATTTGAAGATATAGAAGGCAGAAAAATAAATGTTTTAGGCAAAGGAAACAAAGAAAGAACCGTATATCTTAATGCACAAGCTAGACTTACATTGGATGAGTATATTCAAAGTACTAATACAACAATGAATCCTTACATATTTCCAAGCACGAGATATATAAACAGCAAAGAGCATATTGGGAATAGTGCAATAGAAGGCTTTTGCAGGCGACTTGGTGAAAGAGTTGGAGTTAGAAATGTTCATCCACATAGGTTTAGAAGAACTTGTGCAACAATGGCCTTAAAAAGGGGTATGCCTGTAGAACAAGTAAGTAAGATGTTAGGACATGAAGAACTTACAACAACTCAAATTTACTTAGATCTTGATGAGAGAAACTTGGAAATAGCACACGAAAAGTATGTTGTGTAATGGTCTTAAATATGCCGGGAATAAAGCTGAAAGGAGGTACTTGTGAAAGACGAGGTAGTATCAAAAATAATACTTGCGATAGCAGACGAGAGTGAAGTTGAAATGGAGAAGTTGAGATCAAAACTGTACCTTGCGGTTAGAGGATATAGCTTCAGTCTAAAAAACACAGAACTTGTCCTGAGAGAAGAAAATAAAAATGATTGGTTCTTTCAAAAATTCATAATGGCAAAAACTGTAAGGGGATGTTCTGAAAGAACTATAGATAAATACACGCATGATATTTCAAGAATATTAAAACACATAAACAAGTCTGCAGACGAGATTACATCTGATGATATTTTGTATTACATAGCCATCAGGGAAAAAAGAGATAAACTTAACAAGGTAACATTAAATAGTGAGTTGAGGGCGTTTAGTTCTTTCTTGTCATACTTATTCCTTGAAGGGCTTATACCACGTAATGCTGTTAAGCAAGTAGGGAAGTTAAAGGAAGAGAAAAAACAGAAAAAAGCCTTTACAGAACTTGAAGTGGCAAAGCTGAAGAATGCATGTGAAACCGTGAAAGAGAAAGCTGTTATAGAAATGCTCTTTAGTACAGGCTGTAGAGCAACAGAGCTGGCAAGTATAAAGTTGGTGAATATTGATAACAATAGGATCGTTATCCAAGGAAAAGGAAACAAAGAAAGGACAGTATATTTAAATGCTACAGCAATGTTGGCATTAGAAGGATACCGACAAGAAAAACCAAAGCTTAAAAACCCTTATCTTTTTCCGAAGATGAAGCCTTTCAGTCAGGTAAATAAGAAAGGAATAAATAGAGGAAAATATTGGATGAGAGCTGAAAACTTTGAAAAAGATGGACATATGAGTACTAATACAATTCAGGCAATATGTAAAAATGTTGGCGCAAGAGCAGAGGTCGAAGATGTTCATCCGCATAGGTTTAGAAGAACTTGTGCAACTATGGCACTCAAAAGAGGAATGCCTATAGAGCAAGTAAGTAAAATGCTTGGACACGAAGAAATATCAACAACGCAAATATATCTAGATCTAAATGAAAGAGATTTGGAGATGGCACACGAAAAATATGTTGTGTAGATGGAAAAGAAGAGTATGAAAAGCAATACAATATGGAAACTAAACAAAGAAAAGTTAAAGGAGAAACAAATGAAGAATACATTAGTGGATTTAAACAATTACTTATTTGAGTCAATAGAAAGAATAACAGATGATGATCTGACAGATGAACAACTTGAAAAAGAAATAAAGAGAAGTGATGCAGTACAGAAAATAGCGAAGACGATTATAGAGAATGGCCATCTTGCACTTAACGCTCGAAAACATATTGATGATCAAGGTGGAGGACAAAAAGTTGACCTGCCAATGCTTGGAATTACTTCGGAGAACAAATGATAAGATACACACAAGAGGAAAAAGCATTCCTGATAGAATATATTCCCGGGAGAATTGCATCAGAAGTTGTTGAAGAGTTTATTAAAAAATTCGGAAAAACTATAAGTATAAGTCAGATAAGAAGTTTCAGAAAAAATAATAAGATAAATTGCGGAAGAGATACCAGATTTAAAAAGGGATCTGTACCGGCCAACAAAGGTAAAAGGCTTAGTCCGGAAGTTTACGAGAAACTAAGTAAGACAATGTTTAAAAAAGGCCAAATCCCACAAAACTACAGGCGGGTAGGTAGTGAGAGGATAAATGTTGATGGCTATATTGAAATAAAAGTTAAAGATCCAAACAAGTGGAATCTTAAACACAGAGTGATATGGGAAGAGAATAACGGAGAAATACCACAAGGTAAGTTAGTGATATTTAGAGATAATAATCCTTTGAATTGTAATATAGACAATTTGCTACTTATCAGTAAAGGTGAAAACATGAAGATGAATAACATTGGTGCCTGTGAATACAAAGGATTGGAAAAAGAGGTTTTATTAAATACTATAAGGCTTAAGAATGCAATTAAGAGTAAGTTGAATAAATAAGGAGGAAAACATGTTGGTTGAGATATTGCCGGATAAAGATATTGATGAGTTTGAAAAGTTTGGGTTTAAGCAATGTGCAAATAATAATGAATGCTATTACTTGTGTATTAGCGTAGTATAGCGGAAGGTTATACTAATGAACTGATAGAGACACTTAAGAAAATAAAACTTGAAAAGTGCGAGGAATAGTCATGGCAATTCAAAAAGATATAGTTATAAATCGCAAAGAATACCAGAACATAAGAAAGATGGATCATAATCAGATGAACTTGTACATACAAAGCATATATAAAAGTGGATTTGAAGATGGAAAGTCAGCAGTGCCGGGAATTGATATTCAATACATTGCTGACATAGTTAGAAGTGTAAAAGGTGTTGGAGAAAAAAGAGCTGCAGATATAGTGAAAGCACTTGATTCGGAAATGGCAAAAGAAACTAAGTGATAACTTAATAGCGACAATCGTTGTTGAATGAGAAATAATACAAAATGATATCAATAAAATTGGTAGTGGTGGTAAAAGGTTTTGAGTAGGTGAAAGATCATAAAGGTAAATAAGGAGTATTTGATGGAAAGAAAAGATGAAAATAAAATTTATTCGATGCCACTACTTAAAAACATTGGAATGCAAGTAGTGGGGAAGAAAGGCTGGAAGTTAACCCAATGTCCGGTATGTGGGTGCAAATGTTTTGAAACTCCTCAGGCAAGGGTGCTAAGGGATTTGAAGTATGTAGGAATGTGTACAGAGTGCATGCTGAGGAAAAGATTTTGCAATAAAGGAGTGTCTAATGCAAACTGATAGCAAAGAGTTGATTGTTGCTATGAAGAAGTATCTAGGGCAATATTATAAGGCTAAGCTTAAAAGAAAACAGCTGGAAGTTAGATTGAAAAATTTCAGGGAAGAGATGGTGGAAGCAAAGGGAATAAATTATTCACCTGTGCCGGGAGGTCAATCAGGATGCACAAAATCAAAGACTGAGGACTATGTAGTCCGAGCATTAGAGATTGAAGATAGGATTATGAAGCAACAGGTGGAAGTCCAGAGGGCAATGTTTGCTGTGATGGAAGTAATGGACTTCCTACCGATTGACTCTGTGGAGAGAAGTGTGCTTGAGTATAGACATATAGATTGCTTACCCTGGAAATTTATCATTGCGAGAATGAGCTATTCAAAGGCTTCTTGCCATAACTATTATAATGCAGGGATTGATATGCTGCTTGGGTGTAATGAGGTTCAGGCAACCCTCCAAAAGTATATAGAGTCTAACAAGTAAAGTGTATTGACTTTATAGAGCATAGGGTAGTATTGTTGAAGTTACAATAACAATACAAGGAGGATAGTATGAATCAAAAAAGGAGAAGCATGATAGCTGTAATTTTAATTGCTATTATTGTTATATGCATTATAGGGATAATGTCAAAGAAGCCTGCAGGAGATGATAAGCCTGCAACTGATAAAAAGGAGACGGTGGAGTCGTTAACTCTTTCAAACAACTCAGAAAAAGAAACTGAAACAACAGGGAAGTCAGCGACAATCGATGGGGTGGATGTAATATTTTCTGACAACGTGAAAAACGATGCAACAGGCAATGCGAGACTTGCGAAGGTTACCGGAGAGAAATCAGTGGAAGAGTATGTACTTGATTATTATAAAATGTATTTTAAGAGTGATCAGGAAGTACATGCAATAGTAAATTACACGCTTAATACAACAGCCTGTGTTACAAGCGTGGGTGATAAAATAAATGTAAGGATATATGAACACATAGACGGAGAAGAGCAGGATGCAAAGAAACTGTTCACAGGAGAGAAGTACGCAGAGTACAATGTGGACAAAGAGACAGGAGCGATAGACAAGGTCGAGTGACTAAAGAGTAGACACAAATAGACTTTTATATGTGTTATTATAGTAGCATGGAGTATAACGAAAGGGGATATAGCATAAGGTCGATGTGGACTTGTGCTATGTCCTTTTTTAATACAAAATACTGAATGCATCAAAAAAATGGTAGGTACTACCTGAGGGGGTGGGGCATGCGGGGCGAAAAACAGCCCGGTCCTTGTCCCCCTAAAAATAGAAACACATGTTTGATTTCGTTACGACTGGCAGGGAAAGTAATCTATAGGAGGTGATGGTTGATGCTTGAAGATCAAAATACTTATTGTCGTGTAGAAGTTATATCCTCGCTTTTTGGTGTGACTGTGAGAAGGGTTCAACAACTTACACAAGAAGGAATAATATCTACTACAAAAACATTAGAGGGGAATAGGTATGAATTAGTTCCAACGACACAAAAATATATAAAATATCTTTCGGATAGAGCATATGGTAAAAGTAAATCTGAAAGAGAAATGGAACTTAGGGAACAAAAGCTTCAAGCTGAAATTGCTTTAAAAGAATCGCAAGGAGAAATGCATAGGTTAAAGACAGAGATAGCATCGGGTAAGTACATTGATATCGAAGAGGTGAAGATGGACTATAGCCGATTTTTTGTTTCATTCAAAAAATTTGCATTATCTTTACCAAGTAGACTTGTAGGAAGAATTATAGGACACTGTGATCCTGTTGAACTTAGAGCAGTAGAGAAGGATTTGAGTTCAGAAGTCATAAGATTGATGGACAGCTTTGTGGTGGCAGGCTGTACCCATGAAGAATTGGAAAAGAAAAAGCGTGGCAAGAAATCCGTTCCGTAAATTTGAAGTAACAAGTTATCAGAAGGAAGTACTTAAATTCTTAAAGCCACCAGAAGATATTACAGTCACACAGTGGGCAGATAAATATAGAGTTTTAGACTTAAGGTCTTCTGCTATACCTGGGCCGTGGCGAACAGAACACACACCATATTTGAGAGGAATAATGGATGAATTTAATAATTATGAAACAGAGGAAATTATATATGTTAAGCCTACTCAGGTAGGTGGCACGGAATGCCTACAAAATATGGTTGGATATATTATTCAGCAGGATCCGTCTCCAACTATGATAGTGTATCCTACTGATAAACTTGCTGAATCGGTATCTCAAAACAGGCTTCAACCTATGATAAAGGCTTCTACGGGGCTTAGAAACAGATTTTTAGAAAACGAGTCAACAAGGTTGGAGTTACAGTTTGATGGAATGTATTTAACTCTTGCAGGTTCAAATTCTCCATCAAGTCTTGCAAGTAAGGCAATCCGATTTCTTTTCCTTGATGAGGTAGATAAGTATCCCGGTGCAAGCAAGAAGGAGGCGGACCCAATTTCTCTTGCAAGGGAGAGAACAAAAACATTCCATAATAAAAAAATATTCCTGACAAGTACGCCTACCTTAAGAGAGGGGCATATATGGAAAGCCATGGAAGATGCTGATATTGAAAAGCATTACTTTGTGCCATGTCCACATTGTGGAGAGTATATTGAATTAAAGATGAAACAAATCCAATTCCCCAAGGGTGAGGATATGAGCTATGCAGACCGTGCAGAGTTTGCAACATATGTGTGCCAAGAATGTGGATGCATAATAACAGATAGAGATAAACCGGATATGCTTAGGCTTGGAGAATGGAGAGTTGTCAAGGAAAACACCAAGTTCGCAAGAAAAGTTGCATTCTGGATGAATACATTGTATTCGCCTTTTGTGAGGTTTTCTGAGGTTGCAAAAGAATTCCTTGAAAGTCATGATGATCCCGAGAGGTTGCAAAACTTTGTAAACAGCTGGCTGGCAGAGCCTTGGGAGGATACAAAGCTTAAGACTAATGCAGACCTCGTTATGGAAAGGCAGACAGAGTATGAAGAGTTTATTGTTCCTGAATGGACGAAGGTTCTGACAGGAGGAGTTGATGTTCAGGAAAACTGCTTTTATTGGAGTATAAGAGCATGGGGAGATTATTTCACAAGTCAAAATATAGCACATGGCCAAGCATATTCATTCCAGGAGGTGGAAAGAATAATGAATTTGTCGTACCAGATGCCTGACAGTACTCCTCTTGTGGTTGCACTCGCATTGATAGATTCAGGTAATGATACCGATAGGGTATATGATTTCTGTGCAAACAACTCTGAGTGGGCATTACCAAGTAAGGGTGCCTCAAATAATATGCTTACTCATTATAAATTATCTAAAGTAAACAAGGCTGACAGCAAAGCTTACGGAATGAATCTTGTACTTGTTGATACCGGTAAATATAAGGATATGATTGCAGGACGTATGAGAAAAGATAATGGTACGGGTTCATGGATGGTGTATAAAAATTGTGATATGGAGTATGCGACACAAGTAACTGCAGAGCACAAGGTTAATGTTAAAAACGGAAAAGGTGTAGTTAAGCAAGAGTGGAGACCAAAAACAGCACATGCTGATAACCACTATCTTGACTGCGAGGTTTATGCACTATGTGCAGCGGATATTCTTGGAGTGAGAACAATGCATCTTGATAGTGTTGTTGAGAATGTAGAGAAGAGCACAAAACAAGATGATACAAAGCACTTTCCTGAAGAACAATGGATTCGAACAAATGAGAACTGGAATATTTAAGGTTAAGGAGATTTGCAATGAACAACAATTATACGGCAAATGAGATGCTGGAAGAAGTTAATAATGCAATATACTCAGTCCTTGTCGGTGGGCAGTCGTACAAGATAGGTACAAGGCAAATGACAAGAGCTGATTTGAATCTATTATACAAAATGAAGAACGATTTGATGGCTCAGGTTCAATCAGAGAATGGTAATCACCTGCTGGATGACACCTATGTTGCGATATTTAGTGGGAGGTAATGATTGTGAGTTGGTTGGATAACATTATATCTTTTATCTCTCCTGAGTGGGGAGCGAAAAGAGAGGCATGGAGGCAGAGTCTCTATGAAATGCGAAGCTATGATGCCGGTGACTACTCAAGAAGTAATGCAAATTGGAGAGTAATAAATCAGTCGGCAGAGTATACCGATAAATATAGCCGTGATAATGTCAGAGCCAGAGCCAGGGACTTAGAAAGGAATTCTGATATGATGAATTCTGTTATAGGTGCCTATAAGAGAAATGTAATAGGTGGTGGATACACATTGCAAGTAAAGACAGGTGATGATGAATTAAACGATACTATAGAGGCGGCATGGAAGAAGTGGTGTAAAAAGCAAAACTGTGATGTGACGGGGACTCAATCGTTTACTCAGATGATGCGAATGTGCATGAAGAGAAAGAAAATAGACGGCGGAATCCTTATAGTAAAGAGATATACCAGCGATGGTTTTTTGCCGTTTAAGCTTCAGACATTTGAGGTGGACGAATTAGATAGTTCACAGATGACTCCAAAAACACAAGGTAATAAAGTAGTTGGTGGTATTGAGTTAAATGAATACAATAAGCCGGTCGGCTATTGGATTAGACAATATCCTGTTGACAGTTTGGCGCTGACAACACCTGTATATATTGAGGCAAAGGATGTTATATTCCTTTACACAAAGCACAGACCGTCACAGATTAGAGAAATGAGTGATATGAGTCCCACAATCACAAGAATTCGTGATGCAAATGAGTTCATGGTGGCAGTATCGGTAAAAGAGAGAATAGCGGCCTGCCTTTCAGTATTTATAAAGAAAACAATACCAACTACAGGGATTGGACGAGGAATTGGGGTAGGGCAGGGAGCACTGCATGATTACCAAGGCAAATCAATAACACCCGGAATGATTAAGGAACTTAATGCAGGAGATGAGATACAAGTAGTCAACCCTGCAGGACAGGCTACAGATGCCGCAAGCTATATAAAGCTTCAACAAAGACTTGTTGGTGCAGGGCAGGGTATCAGTTATGAGGCAACAAGCCGAGATATGAGTGAAAGCAATTATTCTTCAACAAGGCAGGGAATTATAGAGGATGAGATGACTTATGCGGAAGAAAAGGAAATGCTCACTGAAGTAATGGATGAAATATTTGAGACATTTGTTATATCCTTGTGGTTATCAGGGAATATTCAGATAAAAGATTTTTGGAAAAATAAAGACCAATATCTTGATCATGCGTGGATCATAGCTCCTAAAAAGTGGATTGATCCGCAAAAGGAAGCAAATGCAAACAGGATTGCACTTAATACCGGACAAAAGACATTCAAACAAATTGCGGCAGAGCAAGGAAAAGATTGGAAGGAGCAAATCGAGGAAATCGCAGATGTTATTGCATATGCAAGAGAGTTTGGAATTGATATGGGAAGTGTGATTTTTGACAAAACAAAGGAGGACCTCTATGAAGATGAGGAAGATGATTCAACAGCAAAGGGATAAGCCTGTTGAGAATGGCAGAACTACAGCAAGAAGAGAGATGGTTGAAAACAGCATAAGGGCATTAAGTGGAGAGGGAAATGAGCGAAAGTTTATCCTCTCTTTTTCGTCTGAAGAACCATATCAAAGATATTGGGGTGCTGAAGTTTTAGATCACTCGGAAGGTGCTGTAGATTTAACAAGAATTAATGAGATTGGCTGCTTGCTTTTTAACCACAATCGTGATGCAGTAATTGGAAAGATTGCTAAAGCATGGATTGAAGGCGGAAGAGGAATGGCAGAAGTCGAGTTTGATTCGGATGAGGAATCTGAGCGCATATTCCAAAAGGTTTCCAACGGCACACTTAAAGGAGTGTCAGTCGGATATCAAATCGAATCTTGGGAAGAAGTGGCACAAGGCAAACAGTCGGCTGATGGAAAGGCCATAGGGCCTGCTGCAATTGCAAGGAAGTGGACACCTTTTGAAATCTCAATAGTAAGCGTCCCGGCAGATCCGACAGTTGGAGTTGGAAGGGAACTGTCCGAGCAACCGGTATTCAAGGCAAAACGTTCTATGGATTGGTTTGAAAGACAGATTCAGATAAATAAAACAAATGTTCAAGGAGGTAACTAATTATGAACAAGAAAGCACAAAGACATGCAAAGCTATCAAGGCAGCAGGAAATAGTTAATGCTGCAAAGAATGCAGGAAGAGACTTGACCGCAGAAGAGCAGGTTGAGTTTGATTCTCTTCAAAGGGAAATTGAAACTTTAAACGCAGAGATTTCAGCAGAGGAGCAGAATGAAGAGACTGGAAGTGCGGATTCAAATACTGATGTTCAGAGAGCACTTCAGGATGAGAGAAACAGAATAAGAACTATCACAGATATTTGTGGCGAGTTTGGAATGGATGCGAAGCCATACATTGATGGCGAGGCAACTGTTGATGCTGTGAGAGCGGCTGCTCTTGATCATGTAAGAAAGAATGGATCTCCGATTGCGGCAAGAGGTGTTGATGTAACCACAACAGCAGAAGATAAATTCAGAGAGGCGGCGGCTGATGCATTGCTTCTTAGAAGTGGAATGAGCCTCAACAATCCTGCGGATGGATCAAGGCAGATGATGGGAATGTCTCTTCGTGACTTAGCTATTGAGTGTCTTTCAGGAGATGGAGATGGTAATTTAAATCGAAGAACATCTGATGAGCTTTTTGGGATGCTTCAGAGACAGTATTATAATCCGACTGCTGCATTCCCGGCAATTTTAGACAATGCAATTAATAAGGCATATGTAGAGGGACATAAGGCAGTAGCCGTAACTTTTGACAGATGGACAAAAAAAGGAAGCTTAAAGGATTTTAAGACAAATGATAATAACTACTTGGCGGGACCTGCAGGAGAGTTCCTTGAGGTGCCTGAGGGAGGTGAGCTTAAGCATGATACATTTAATGATGTAAAGCGTCCTACAAGAAAGCTCAAGACATATGGTCGACAGTTTACCCTTACAAGGCAGGCATTTATCAATGATGATATCGATCTTGTAACTAAAATTCCTGCTAAGTATGCGGCAAGTGCAAGAAAAACAATAAATAAGCAGGTTTATAATATATTGCTTAAAAACCCTGCAATATATGATGGAACTCCGCTCTTCTCAAACAGCCACAAGAATGTTCTTGCAACAGGAACAGGAATAACAAGAGAGTCAATGCAAAAGATGATATTGGCTCTTCAGGGTCAGTTGGATGAGTTTGGAGATGCAATAATTGTGAGACCGGCAACACTCGTTGTTCCGTCAGGAATGGGATTTGATGTGTTTACAATCTTTAACAGTCCAACAATCAACACATCAGGTAACACTCAGGCAGTCAATCCGCTCTTTAGATATGCAAGTTCAATTGAAATTGTGGAAGAGCCTACAATTAATGCACTTTGTGGTGGATATGGAAAGACAATGCCTTGGTTCTTAATAGGACATCAGGATGATACCGACTTCATTGAGGTTGATTATCTTAACGGACAGGAGATTCCAGCTATACGCAGAATGGAAACACCGGGGCAACTTGGATTCGTTTGGGATATATATCTTGACTGGGGTGTTGCAGTTATGGACTGGAGAGGTGCAGTTAAGAACAATGGAATAGTGGTTGGCGATCCACTGGCATAAAAAGGAGGTAAATAATAATGGCAAGTGCTACATATTTTCAAAGAGGTGAGGCTCTCGATTACACAAATACCGGAAGTGGCAAGATTGAAGTTGGTACTGTTGTAAAAATCGGAACAAGGATTGGTATCGCAGGTGATGATATTAATCCTAAGGCGACAGGAGTTATTCATGTCACAGGTGTATACGAATTTAAAAAGACAGGAACAAATGAAATCAAAATGGGTACAACGGTATACTTTGATGGAGACGGAATAACTGAAACAGCAGGAAGCAATGCAGTGGCAGGTTATGCGGCAGAGGATACAGCGGCAAGTGCCACATCTATCAAAGTAAAAATCGGATAGGAGGTCACTATGCAGAAGCTTATAGCTAAATATCCGATACTTTATCTGTCAAAGCAGTATGAAGTAGGTGAGGAGTTGATTGCAAATGATCCTGATATGGTGAAAGCTTGGATTGATGCAGAAACAGCAGAATGGGTAGATGATGAAGGAATCGAGTCGGATGGCACTGCAGATAGTGTAGTGAAAACAGAGGTGGTGTCTCCGCCAAAGGCAATTCCTATGTCTGCAGAGGCAGGCCTTGTCGGTGATGCGGTAGGTGCAGAGACAGATGAAAATCTTGTGGGAAGAGTTCCAAAGACAACTGCCAGAGCAAGAAAGTAGGAATAATGGTACGAAAGTCATTCAAAGAAATTATAAATCAGGATATTGATAACATATTTATAAATACTTCGGAGTTTTCAGATATCCACAATGTGGATGGCAGGGATATGCCGATTCAGATTGATGACAACGAAGTTATAGAGCGAGAAAAGAAGGCGAAGTCTAATATGGATGGAGTATATGTTAAGCAAAAGCTGATTTATGTGAAAGCGAAGGACTTCGGACCGCTGCCTGCAATCGGAAGGCAAATTATGCTTGATGGCAAACGTTATTTAGTTATTGACTCTACTGATGAGTATGGTCTTTATACGATAACATTGGAGGGGAATAGAAGCAAATGATTGAGTTCGGAGTTGATGAAGTAGATGTATCAAGGATTAGAGCAAAACTTTTGTTGTTCGAAAATCAAGTGCCTAATGTTATAAAAAAAGCCTTAAATGCTACAGCCAGAGATGCAAAGACAGCTCTGGCTGATAAAGCGAGGGAGACATACGCTGTAAAATCTCCAAGATTTAAGAAAGCTATTAAACAAAAAAATGCAACTGCTTCAAATCTTGTTGCGACTTTAAAGATAACCGGTAAGGCTACAGCTTTATCAGACTTTAAGTATAGGAGACATGGTGGAGGAGCAAGTGCAAGGGGTAAGCTGTACAAAGATGGAGCCTTAAAGGATTTGTCATTGAATGATAAGTTGAAAGCGTTTGTTGTGAAGTATCATTCAGGACATACAGCTGTAGTTAGAAGAGACCCTCCCGGCAGATACACGAAAGGCATATCCGAGAGGAGAAGAACCGGTGGGGATACAACTAAGCTTAAGGAGTTTTACAGTCCTTCAATTCCTAGAATGATTGGAAATGAAGCAAAAGTTTATGGAATTGTAAAACCTAAGATACAGGAAAGCCTGAAGAAACATTTAAGCAGAGAAACCAGTCGAATTCTTGGAGGTAGATAATGACCGCAGTAAATCTTCAAAAAGAGCTGATGAAAGATATCGGTGATATATTCGAAAAAGATTTATTTAAGGATTCTCTTGGGAAGTACGTGTCATTGAACATATATGCTCAAAATCTTCCTATTCGTGAAGATGAAGATGCACCGGATCCTGTTCCTTATATTCTTGTAAGAGTTTTAGATGGGAAAGTGAAGGGATGGGTGGAAGCTCAAGAGGTTCAAGTAATGTTAATACTTGGATGTTTTGATGACAACATAAACAATGATGGACATGAGATACTTCTTGAATTAATACAAAAAATAGAAGAGAGATTTTTGAAAAATCCTATCTTGTCAAAGCAGTTTATGTTTTTAAATGACGAACAACATCCATTTGAATGGGCTCTTCAGGAAGAAGAGTCATTCCCTTATGCTTTTGGAGCTATCAGTATGAGTTTTAGAACACCAACTATAAGAAAAGAGGATAAGTACACATGAGTGAATCAAAAAAGAACATAGAAGTAGTTGAGAAAGAACCTGAGGCAGTTGTACAGGCTGAGAAAATATTGATGTATGTTGGTCCTACCATTGTAGGAGTGGCAAGTCATGGAACAGTGTTGAATAACGGATTGACAGAGTCTCTAAAGACTGCAATTGAAAAGGAGCCTGCATTTAGAGGCTTGTTGATTTCAATAGAAAATGCCGCTGTCGCACTAAGAGAAATTGATACAAAGACAGGTGTAACTTTTTCATTATATGAAGAGGTTGCCAATTACAAATAGGAGGATATGCAATGACTTATTATCACGGAATTAGAGTTGAGGAGCAGGCAACAAGTATTATTGCTCCAATTACAAGTACAGCAGGACTGCAGGTAGTTGTAGGTACTGCACCGGTCAACTTAGCAAAGGACCCGTACAGTGTTACGAATACACCATTAATTGCGTATAGTTTTGCGGAGGCTGTATCTAAGCTTGGTTATAGTGATGACTTTAAAAAGTACACACTCTGCCAAAGTATGGATGCAAGCTTTAGAGTGTTTAATGTTGCACCGATTATATTTATAAATGTTTTGGATCCTAAAAAACATAAAAAGGATAATCCTGAAGGATCAATTAATGTGGTAGCCAAGCAGGCAAAAATTGAAACAGCAGGTGTATTGCTTGACACATTGGTTGTAAAGAATGGCTCTGCAATTCTCAAAAAGGATGTGGACTACATTGCAACCTTCTCAGAGGATGGCTCAGTGCTGATATCACTAATAGAGGGTAGTACGCATGCATCTGCAAGTTCTCTAACAGTAAAATCTACAAGCATAGACCCTACTGCTGTAAGAGCAAAAGATGTGGTGGGCGGATATGATGCTGCTACAGATAAGGAGACAGGAATAGAACTGATAAGACAGGTTTATCCTAAGTTAGGATTGGTTCCCGGATTATTGCTCGCTCCGGGATGGTCACATATACCGGAGGTAGGAGTTGTCCTCGGTGCTAAGTGTACAGAAATAAATGGTGTATTTAGCTGTGAATGTGTTATAGATGTTGATTGCACATCAACAGGAGCAAAGAAATATACTGATGTCGGTGCATGGAAAAAGCAGTATGGGTATACAAATAAGCACAGCGTGGTGCTTTGGCCGCAAATCAAGGTTGGTACAAAGCAATATGCATACTCTGCGATATTTGCCGCACTGGTGGCATACACTGATGCTACAAATGATGATGTTCCAAATCTGTCACCTTCAAATAAATTGATTGGAATATCAGGAATGGTTCTTGATGACGGTACTGAAGTAGTACTTGATCAGGATCAGGCAGGAGCTCTTAATGGAGAGGGAATCGTTACTGCAATTAACGTTGGTGGATGGAGAAGCTGGGGAAATAATACCGCAGCATATCCGGGCATAACAGATCCTAAGGATAGATGGTTCTGTTGTAGAAGGTTTTTCTCATGGTGGAGCAATAGTTTCATTCTGACTTATTTCCATAAGGTGGATGATCCTGCTAATTACCGCTTGATTGAATCAATTGTTGATAGTGAGAACATTAGAGGTAATTCTTATGTGTCTCAGAGTAAATGTGCAGGTGCGAAAATTGTATTTGATGAAAAGGACAATCAAATCACAGATATTTTAAATGGAAAAATCAAATTCCACCAATATCTTGCACCTTATGTGCCTGCAGAAAATATTGTAAATGTCCTTGAGTTTGACCCAACAATGTTGGCTACAGCACTAAATGGAGGAGGTAACTAATTATGGCAGGAGTACTTGGAATACCCGGTGTAATAAATAATTTTAACCTTTACTACAAAGGTACAGCCCTTGTCGGATTAACGGGAGAGATAACCTTACCCGACTTCGAAGGAACTACGGAGACGCTAAGTGGTCCCGGCATTCTTGGGGAGCTTGAAGAGGTTGTAATCGGTTCATTTGGAAGTATGGAAATAGAAATTCCTTTCAGAATACTTGATGAGGATGCATTCAAGCTTATGTCTCCGACGGAAACTCTTGACTTGACTCTAAGAGCAAGTGAGCAATACACGGTAAAGGGAACCGGTGGCATAGACACAAAGGGAATGAGAGTAGTAATAAGAGGCAGACAAAAGAAGCTTACAGGTGGAACTGTTAAGCAGGGCGGAACAATGGATGCCTCTGTTACTGTAGAAGTGGCCTATATCATGATAGAGCATGATGGAAAGAAGAGAATTGAGCTTGATAAGCTGAACAATGTATACAAGGTCAATGATAAGGATCTACTGGCTAAGATAAGAAGTCAGTGTTAAAGGAGATAAATATGGCTGATAAAAATAAAGTAGTTAGTGTAGCAGGTTCTCAGGGTGAGGTGTCAGGAAATGACACCTCTATGATTATTAAATTCTCACGTAAGTATACCTTTGAAGATAGAGAGTATGAAGAGCTTGACTTGAGTGGCTTAGAAAACATGAGTGCAACAGATATGATTGCAGCAAATAAGATACTTGAAAAGAGTGGCAGTTTTTCCTTTTTGCCTGAGATGTCTCTTGAATATGCTTGTATCATATCTGCGAGAGCAACAAAGATTCCGGTTGAATTCTTTAAGTCTCTGCATCCTAAAGATGCAATTAAGGTGAAGAACAGGGTAACCTCTTTTTTTTACGGAGAGGGATAAGACCTGACGATGGTAAAAAATTAAGAAAACTTGCCATACAGCTTGCTATGGTTTTACAGACAGGGATTGATTATTTTCTATCCCTGTCTGTTTTTGAATTGATAGAAATAGCAGAGGAGGTGGAAGAGATTGGCAGGAAGCAGCGAGCAAGAGCTGGCAATTCGAATCGCAGGTAAAGTAGAGAACTCTTTGAAGCAGAGCCTTGGCATGACTGAAGATGGGATTAGTCACCTTGCAGGAATGGCAAAAAAAGCGGCTGTTATGATTACAGGAGCTTTTGCTGCGATAAAGGTTGGACAATTTATTGGAGATGCAGTTAGCGAATATTCAGAGTTTGAACAATCTATGGCCAATACTTCGGGTATTGCCGGTGCTACTGCAAGTGAATATGAAAAGCTGTCAAAAGCCGCAAGAGATGCAGGAAAAGCTACAACCTTCACCGCCTCAGAAGCAGCAGATGCCCTTGGTTATATGGCTCTTGCAGGCTGGGATGTTGAGACCAGTACGAAAGCACTCACACCTGTTCTAAAACTGGCAGAAGCTACGCAGGCAGACTTAGCGACTACAAGTGATCAGGTCACAGACTCAATGAGTGCAATGGGAGTCGGTATAGATGAACTGCAGGAATACCTTGATGTAGTAGTCATGACAAATAATAAAGCAAATACTACATCTGCAGACTTGATGGATGCGATGATTGGATGTGGTGGAGCTGCAAGGGCATCAGGTATGGATTTCAAGGAGACGGCAACCGCACTTGGTATATTGGCGAACAACGGTGTAAAAGGTGCAGAGGCTGGTACTGCCTTGAATTCTATGTTGGTTCGTATTTCAACTAAAGATGCAGCAAAAGCGGCATTTGAAGACCTTGGTGTTGCAGTCTATGATAACGCAGGCAAAATGAGAGATATGCGTCAAATTCTCATAGACTTAAATGGTGCAATGTCAGGCTTGACAGAAGAAGAGAAAAATAACTACATGGCCGCAATTGCAGGAACAAATTATTACTCGAAGTTCGGATATCTACTGGATGGTGTAAAAGAAGGAGCTGATGGTGCGGCTTCGGCATGGGATGCATTGGCAGATAATCTTAATAATTCTTCGGGTGCACTTGATACGATGGATGCTAGAGTTACTAACACATTAAAAGGTGCCGTTGCAAGATTCGGAAGTGCAATAAGTGATCTTAAAATTTCTATGGTCGAGGCTTTTGGACCACATGCTATTAAAATAATGGATGGACTATCCAATACTATTCCTAAAATCACAGAAAACTTTGTCGGAATGATAAACAAACTTCCAATAGATGATTTTATGAACGGGGTTGGAAATATGTCCGCAGGTGTTATGGATTTCTTGGTTACACTCACCGGTGGAGAGGGAAGTATAGATGCATTTAGTAATATGATGAGCGATACTTTCGGAATTGAACTGCCTGAGTCAATAAGAAGTGCTATAGAGGTTGCACAGGATTTTATAAAAAGAGGTCAAGAAGTTGCGGGTTTTCTCATAGGAACTTTGAAAAATGCGATTGGTAATGTGATGGAGAAAATAGCAGAAAATGAACATACATTTGATGTTATTCTGGATCTTTTGAGCGATTTAAAATGGAAATTTCTTGAAGCCTTTGATAATGCAAAACCCACAATAACATATATAGCAGAGACGGCTATTCCTAACATTACTGACGCACTGCTTAAAGTAGTCGGGGGTGTGACAGATGTAGCTGATGCATTCGTGCAATGGGACGGATTCCTTCCTACAATCACAGCAATTGGAACTGCAGTAGCAGCCATAAAGTTTTATAAGTTTGTTACCGGAGTTTATTCTGCAGCAAAAGCTCTTACAATATTAAATATTGCAAAGGCCAAGGATATGGCACTGACTCTTGCTATAAAAGCTATGTATATTCAGGATGCAATAGTTAAAGCAGCAAGCGTGGTTCAAACATATGCTCTTGTGGCAGCACACGCAGTGTGGAATGTTACGGCAACAATTGGAGCAGGAGTCACGGGTGCTCTTGGTGCCGCATTTGCTTTCCTAATCAGTCCAATAGGTTTAGCGATTGTGGCAATAGGTGGAATAATTGCTATTGGAGTTCTACTCTGGAAGAACTGGGATACTGTGAAAGAAAAAGCAGGGCAACTTGGAGCATGGCTTGGAGAGAAGTTTAATGCAATCAAGGAATCTATCGGAAATGCTATAGAAGGATTTAAGAATAAATTCCCAGTCGCCTTTGCGTTCATTGAAGGAGTGTTTAATGGATGGAAAGCAACAATAGATGGAGTTATCGGTGGAGTTAAACAGGTCTTTCAGGGTGTTATAGATTTCGTACAAGGAGTATTTACCGGGAACTGGTCACAGGCTCTTGAAGGATTAAAGAGCATATTCTCAGGTGCATTTGGAGTCTTGAGTTCTCTTGCTCTTGCCCCACTTAATGCAATGAAAGGTGTTGTCACAGGTGCTCTTAGTGCTATAAATGTGGCCACTGACGGTAAGCTGTCAGAAATAAAATCATTCTTCACTACACACTTGGAAGGAGCTAAGAACACAGTAGTTGGAATCCTTGATGGAATAAAAAATGCATTTAATGAAAAGTTAGAGGCGGCAAAAAGTATTGTATCAGGTGCTGTAAATGCAATAAAGGGATTCTTCAACTTTAAATGGGAGCTTCCCAAACTTAAGATGCCACACTTCTCTATAAAAGGAGACTTTAGCCTTGCACCGCCAAAGGTTCCTACTCTCGGAGTTGAATGGTATAAAGATGGTGGAATAATGACCAGTCCTACAATGTTTGGAATAAATGGGAATAATGCTATGGTTGGCGGTGAAGCGGGGGCCGAAGCAATTCTTCCATTATCAGACCTGTGGAACAAAATGGGTGGATTTATTGATAGTGCAATAGGTGAATCTGTAAAAATACTTGCAGAGCGTATTGAAGATTTCCAGACAGGGACAAATAGAGTGCCTTTATCAACTCTTAGCGACAGAATAGCATCTTCCGGATATACAGTAGCAGGAGCGAGTGGAGATGGTGGAGCGGTATCAATAAATTACGCACCGGTGTACAAATTCGAGGGTTCGGTATCGAAAGATGATATTATTCAAGCCAATGAGATATCACAAGATAAGTTCGACAAGCTCATGAGACAATGGATGAAAGATAAAGGAAGGACAAGTTTCTAGGAGGATGAGATGAAGAGATACATCACAGTTCAAGGTCAGACTTGGGATCAGATCGCCTACGAGCTGTATGGGAATGAATATATGTGTGATAAGATTATGGATTTAAATAGAGATAAACTTGATTACTTCGTATTTCCTGCAGGAGTGGAGCTCATTGTCCCCGACAAAGAGTTTGCAATAAGTGAAACTGTTCCCAGTGATTATCCTGCATGGAGGGCAATACTAAATGCAAAAGGCTAGGAGGGTAACATATCAGATATTATATGATGGAGTTGAAGTTGGTCTTTCAAGTCGTTGTGAGTCATTATCTTATACAGATAATGACTCCGGCAATGCTGATGAAATAACTATAAATCTTAGTGATAGAAATATGGAGTGGGCATTGGGAAAAGGCTTTGTCCCGGAAAAAGAACATGATTTAGATGTGACAATATTCTTCCATAACATGACAAATAACAGCATCTATCAATTGTATCATTGCGGAAACTTTACAATAGATGATATCACATATTCAGGTGGAAGTAGTGGACACAAATGCAGCATAAAAGGAGTGTCACTACCTGCAGGACTGGGATTCCAAACAGGGAAGGTTAGCAAGACATGGGAAAAGGTAACTGTTAAACAGATCGCTGAAGAGATAAAAAGCAAGTATGGAATGGAGAACCTTTACTTCTGGGCAGGTGAACCGATAATTGAGAAAGTGGATCAGGAAGAACAATCTGATAGCGAATTTATAGCAAAGCTATGTAGTGATCAAGGTCTACTTATAAAGATATATAAAAAGGGGTTAGTCATATTTGATAAGAGTATGTATGAGGCAAGAGGGATAACGGCTACATTTTCAGAGACAGACTTTGAGGATTGGAGCTGGAATTCGACATTAATCGGAACATATACCGGTGCAAAAATATCATACACTCAGGTCGATAAAAAGGCTAAGAACAAAAAAGAAAAAACAAAGATAATATCTGTTACTGTGGGCGAAGAACCAAGAATCCTTGTTCTGAATGAAAAAGCAGATAGCAAGGAAGAAGCTGAGAGAACTGCAAAGGCAAAAGTAAATGCTGAAAACGAAAAGGCAGTGACATTGGAGTTCACGGCCTTGGGCAATGCAAACATAGTTGCTTCATGCAATATAGAGATTAAAGGAATGGGACGTATTGATGGGAAATACTATGTTACAAAAGTAAGTCATGACCTTTCAGGAGGCTCCGGGCATAAAATGAAAGTCAGTGCCTACAGAATATTTACAAGGTTATAGGAGGATCTATGATAAGAATAGGATTTGTAAGCAGTATTGGAACCGGTGGAGTATCTGTAACCTATCCTGACACAGGAAAAACAACCACAGAGCTTCCGGTACTGGCTTTTGCAGGGATAAAACAGACATTTGAAAAGGATGATGCTGTAGTGGTTGCCCACATGAGTAATGATAATTCCATGGCAGTAGTTCTTGGGAAATTTTATGCAGGTGATGATCCAAATGCAACAATTAATGTAAGTGATGGTGCTATGAGTTTTACCGACTCAACAGGAAGCATAACTTTAGCAGAAATCATTGCTAAGTAGGAGGATAAATGGCAAAGATTGGAAACTGGGGTCCTTATCTTAAATTTGAAACAAGCGATAAAAGAATCCTTACATTCAATGGGTTTAAAAGAGATTTTGGAATTAGAACTACACTGCATCAGACAATAGGCAGTAAACCTTTAGTAGAGTTGCTTGGAAGTAACCTGCAGTCAATTACATTCACTATAAAGGTAAGAGCCACAAGAGGTATGTCTCCAAAGAAGCTTGAAAAAAAGCTGGTAAATTATATGTCAGCTGGAGTTATTGCTCCACTTGTCATTGGAAGAAGAAATATCTGTTCAAAAGCAATGATTACAAATGTGTCTGAAAGCTTTGGAGTTGTGCTCCAAAAAGGTGAACTTTTAAGTGCGCAGTTTGATGTCACTATGACCGAGTACAGATAGGAGATGAGATGAATGAGATTCAATTTGAATTTTTAGATGAACTTAAGGATAGCGAAATAAAAGATATTCTTAGAAATTTGAATAATATCTTCAGACTATCTGAAGGTACTGTACCTTTACTTAGAGGCTTAGGGCTTTCAATAGATAATGTTTCTAAAATTGCCGTTGACCTTGAGAATGACATAGTGACTGATATGGTTGCAAAAGTTGAGTCTTTTGAACCGAGGGTATCTGTGAGCAGTGTTGACTTCTTTCACAACCAAGACGGAAAAACAAAAATAAAAGTATATCTGGAGAAAGGTGCAGGAAATGGAGAATACTAGCTTAAAAGGGATAGTTGATTACCCGGAAATATCATTTATAAAAAATTATACAATGGAAAAGCTTGCAGATGATATGGTCTCATGGTTCAAAGAAAAATATAAAGAACTCACTGGGAAAGATATTGTACTTGGGAAAGCAGACGAGCGCAGGATGATACTTCTTGCAGGTGCTTACTTTATATACCAAGGATATATGTACATGGATGATGCAGGAAAGATGGGGTTACTTAAGTATAGTAGAGGTGAGTATCTTGAAAATTTGGGTGCTATAAAACACATTCATAGAAAGCCTGCAGCAGGATCCACGACAACAGTAAAGTTTTCTATGAAATCAAAGAGGACGTCTGCTATAGCTATACCTAAGGGTACAAGAGTGACAGCAGGCGATAACGTATACTTCGCAACAGATGAATATTCAGAGATACCTGCAGGAAGTCTAAATGTAGATGTTCCTGCAACATGTACAAGCGTTGGTCAAATGACAAATAACTATGATATCGGGGATCTTAATACATTAGTTGATATCATTGCTTTTATTGATGAAGCAAAGAATATTACAAAGCCTGAGGGTGGAGCTGATATAGAGTCGGACGATTCGCTAAGACAAAGAATATATATAGCACCTGCCGCATATTCGTCTGCAGGTTCTGCTGATTCATATGAGTATTTTGTAAGGCAATTTCATACCGGTGTAAGCAGTGTAAGGATTACAAGTCCAAGTCCACGAGTGGTAAGGGTGAGATATTTACTTGAGAATGGAGCTATCCCTGAAAGCGAGTCTATTGCCAGACTCAAGGAGTATTTATCAAGTCCAAGTATTAAACCGCTTACTGACAGCATAGAAGTTCTTGCACCTGTAAAGAAAACGTATTCTATCAATATTACTTACTATGTAAACTCAAGTGATCAAAGCAGAGCAACAAATATTCAGCTAAAAGTTGTAGCAGCCATAAATGATTACATTGATTGGCAGAAAAGTGAAATCGGTAGAGATATAAACCCGGATGTTTTGAGACAAAAGATATTAAACGCAGGTGCGAAAAGGGTGGATATAGCTTCACCTGTATTCACAGTTGTTGATGAGGATTCGGTGGCAAGCCTGAAATCTCAGTCAGTAACATATGGAGGTCTTGAAAATGATTAAGTACAAAGATGGAGAGCCTGCTTCGGTCTTGCCATACCTACTATCTTCAGATCCCGATATTGCAGCGATAAGTTATGCATATAAAAAAGCAATGGCAAAACTTATTGTTGCATCAGCTCAAACAGTGCTGTATGCAGATATTGAACATATGGATGAAGAGCTTCTTGATTTGATGGCATTAGAGTCTCGAGCTCAGTACTATAAAAACGATTTGCCAATTGAAACAAAAAGAAAGCTTGTTCAAAGTTCATTGATATGGCATCAAAAAGCAGGAACAATAGGTGCAGTAAACGAGCTTATTGATACAGTTCTTGGTGAAGGAGAAGTTGTTGAGTGGTTTAATTTTGGCGGTGCTCCCGGTACCTTTAAGATACTGACATCGGCGAAACTAAATGATTCTTCTCTTAGTTACTTTCAAGAAATCATATCTAAGATAAAAAACATGAGTTCTTCGCTTGTAAGTGTTGAGCAAAGTTGCAAACTGGATATGGATTTGTATGTAGGCATTGGAATGGTCCAAACTGCGAAAACAGTAATCAAATAAGGAGGGTAAATGGCAAATTTCAGAAAAACCGTGGTCACCAACACAGGTATAAGTGCAATCAACAATGCACTGTCCAGCAAGCAATTCTTAAAACTTCAAAGCATTAAGGCTGGGAATGGAGCATATACCGGAACTGAAAATTTAGATAATGCTACCGGACTTAAAAGCTTCAAAAATAGCTTCCCAATAAAGAATGTGAAATTGGTTGATGATACAACGGTAAAAATACAAACCTTAATCACAAATGATGATATTACAGTCGGATATGATATCACAGAGTATGGAGTCTATGCAGAAATTGATGGTTCAGAAAAACTGATTGCAATAGCTACAGCTATAAATGCAGATTTTATACCAAGCAAGGCAAGTTCACCTGCATCAATACTTCTTGAAATGTATCTGAAGGTATCAAGAGCAAGCGAAATACGATTCTCGTATACTGTACCTGAAGGAGTTTATGCTACCACACAGCAGATAGAAGGATTTATAGACAAAGATAGTGGAGTAATAGCAGAGGCCGTTCTTTCGGATGGGTGGCTTGAAAATACAACCATTACAGACATAACTGAAATAGGTGCAAAAAGAACAATCAAGAGTGCATTAAGTGCTTTAGTGGCTGGTATTAAATTCATGGTCAACATGTTAAGTAAGACTACGGAAGTATGGATGAGGGCAAATGCCTTCACGCAAACAGCACCATATACCCTGAGAATTGAAATGCCGGGGATGAAGTCAACCGACACTCCGATAGTAAGTCACTTGATTAACGGAACAACTGAGGCAAATACTATTAAAAGGCTGTGGAAGTCGTATGACTGCATAGACCGCATAGATACCTATGACGGATATATGATAGTTTCTTGCTTCAGGAAAAGACCTGAAGTAGATTTGCTGCTTGGAGTAAAAGGGAGATAGTTCATGGCAAAAGCAATATTAATGAAGGGTGGTTCCGGGGGAGTAACATCAAGTGATGTTACAGCCTCTAAGGCACAGGTCTTGCAAGGATACAGGACAATTACTTCAGATAGCAATGATGAGGTGGCTGAGGGTGAAATTGAAAATCGTGGAAACATAGTAGATACAGTAAGTTTTGAGAATGCTTACTGGGATTTGAAATTCTTGGCAAGAATGGAGCAAGGTTTCTACTCACAAAATGAGCAGTGGAAGCCGTGCGTAGCTATACCATATGAGGTGCTTGCACAGACAATTGGGGTAGACAGGTCTAAAATGCTTGATACTCTCACCATAGCTGGTAAGCAAGGGCAGATAAAATCAATTAATACTAAGGACAATAACTATAGGATTAACAAATCGAATTCCTTTGGAATAGATTACTGGACAGATCCAAGCAATCCTACATTTTACATAGACTTGCCGAATGGAAATGCGTACTATCTTAGAGATGACGGACATCCTCACACTTGTATAGATGCAAGTGTTTTGGGCAATGCCACTGCAGATAAAGTGATAGCAGGCAGTACTTTCACCAGTAAAAATGGTGTGGCTGTGCAAGGCCAGATTGTGGACAGAGGAGATGGAGCTGCTGTAAGTTTCGCCCAGGGTAGAGAAGACTGGGCGAGTAGAATGTGGGTTACTTTCAAAAATGGGTGGTATCACAGAGGTTATCATCCAGAAGGTCATGAAGCATATACCTTTGTGACATATGAGCAACTTAAAAATCTTTTTGGAATAGATGGATCTAAAATGCTACAAGGATATGATATAGCAGGTGTACAAGGTACTGTACCTCGTTGGGTTTGTAGCTCAGGAGATGTGTTAACTGCATATAACAATGCAGGCTTTGTATGGGATGATTCCTATGCCGGAAGAGGCAGGGGAATCATTGTTGGCATAAAAAATGGTTCTTGTATTCAAAATGCAAATTGGGTATTCTTACCAAGTCCCAATTTGTATCCGCAAAATGTGGCAAAGAATGTAAATATAAATGGTGTAACCGGAACAAGAGATTATATCGACTTGATAAATCCTACATGGTTGTCAGACGCAACTCTAAATTTGCATGTGAATACTGTAGAAAAAGAGATTCATATCCCAAATAAGTTCCCGCAATACAATGGACTTTTTTTGAAGGTTATAATTTGGGGCAGTATACTTGATGGATATTATAAGGATTCAAATGGAGGTGCTTGCCCTTGTGTTTTAGCCGTGACAAATTGGGATGGTGGAGCCAACTTCACAATAAAAGTGGGAGCATCTATGTTTTATGGAACATTGGAAAGACAAGGAAGTGGGTTTAATGATTTCAGGCTGAGATACAGAGGCTCATTCGCTTTTAATCTGTCATTGAATTTTTTAATAACAGAAGGCTTTAGCCACCAGTGGGCCGGAAATTATGCTACATAAGGAGGTATAAATGAAATATACGGTATTTTACAATGGAAATAACGGAGAAATTGTATTCTCAACTACGCTTCCGTTAGATATTGAGAATATGAAAATAGCTGAGTTTGACGTGGAGAGTGGGAAAACTTTAGTAAGTGTAGATGTCAGTAAGAAAGAGCACTCTATAATTGCTGAAGATAATCCTATTAGTGAAACTGCTAAAAATAGCAGCAGGATAACTACGCTTGAGAAGGCAATGATGGATATGCTTGTATCTCAATTTGGCGATGATGAAGAGAGTGGTAAATAATAATGATATGGCTATGTACAAAGCTATACATATTAATAGGTTATATTATTTGTTTTTCAGAAAGAAAGGAAAAAGATATGAAGTTTAAAAATTTAGCATTATTTTATGTACAGTTGATTTTGGATGGAAAGTGCACTTATTCAGATGTACCTAAGCGATTAAAGCCTTATGTTAAACAGGTCGCTATTGATTTAGGAGTTTGGGAAGATATTGAGGGTAGCACTCAGGAGCATCCTGCTACACCTTCAAATGCAGACTAAAAGTAATTAGAAGTACCTTGGCAACAGGGTGCTTCTTTATTTTAGATTTTAAGAAAGGATTAAACCATGATTAAAATTGGACAAGCAAGCCGTGACGAGCGTGGAAAGTATAGTGGAGGCAGGGCAGGAGATCAGGATAAAAAGGAAGTGGCGATTAGAGAGTGGTATAATCGTCCATGGAATAAAGTTCTCAGAGCGAGAAATCCTGCGATTGCAGGAAGGATAGCGGCAGCAATGGAGGATGCCTGCAGAAACGACAATATTGGATACGATCAGTACGAAAGGACTACCTTATATGAGCTTTGTAAAGCAAATGGCTGGAATATAAAAGCAGTAAATAAGCCATGTGAGACTGATTGCTCTGCACTGGTTTCAGTTTGTGTAAATGTGGCAGGCGTGAGGGTGTCTGGAAGTATCTACACAGGAAATGAATCTGCTGCATTGTTAAAGACAGCTGAGTTTGAATTGCTTGAAGCACCGAAGTATCTTATTACCGATGAGTATTTACGAAGGGGTGACATTCTTTTGTACGAATTCCACCATACTGCCATTGTGCTTGAGAATGGATCAAGAGCAGGGAGCGAAGTGCAAAAAAAGCCTTCATTTAAGCTTGGTTGGAATAAAAATCATAACGGACAATGGTGGTACGCAGATAGTCCATACAGCTATATTGCAGGACGTTGGGAATTAATAGATAATCGCTGGTATGTATTTGACATGAAAGGCTGCATGATAGTCGGATGGTTTAAACAGGGACCTGAGTGGTACTACCTGAATATAGATGGAGCTATGTTGAGCAGTCAATGGGTAGATATTAATGGTAAAAGTTACTATCTGCAAGAGTCAGGACTTATGGCCAGAGAGTCTTACATCAAGAGCAAGGATAAAAATATGTATTATTGGGTGGATTCAGATGGTGAATATAAAAAGGAATTTGACACCACGGATCCTGACTTGTCAAAGTATCAAAGAGATAATAAACAGACAAATTTATACCCTGTATATTCAAGAAAAACCTTGGATATACAGGGTTTTTCTTTGTTTAAAATTCTGTTTGATTTTGCTTAATAGTAACAAGATAGTAACATACTAGTAACAAGGATTCAGGTATCTTCCGTAAGACTTTTGTATCAAACATAAATGATAACAAAAAATTATACTCGAAAACTTGACAAAGAAATGTATACAACATAAAATATAACCATAGATAACTTGTGAAGGAATAACACTAGGTCCCAGAATGGGGTAGCTGTTTTAAAGCAGTGAGCATTCCTAAGTGCCTGGG